GATGATGACTTAAACAATAAATTTACAGTTGGCGAGACAGTGACTGGCTCAGTCTCAGGTGCTAAGGGTGTTGTAAAAGAAATACATGTTAATTTAGGTTATGTCACGATTGAATTAACATCTGGTACATTTACTATAACCGGTGAAACAATTAATGGTGCAACTTCTGGTTCTGCAGCTGCATGTAATTTTATTAAGAGCGAAGCTTATGCACCGCATCACCACAGAAATACATCAGGAGTTAGAGTAAGACGCAGTAACGTAACAATACCTTATACATTGCTCGATTATGAGACGGCAGTAACAGATCAAAATAGACAAGTTAAAGTAGTTAAACCTCAACATATAAACACTATAGCACAAGCATTTATAAGTGCAATGGCATAATGATAATAAATAATTTTAAAGTCTATGCAGCTACGACTGATATTACTAGTCTAATACAAGGAATGACATTCTTTGAAAGTATTAATGGATTACTAAAAGGTAATTTGCAAATTCTTGATGGTATTAACTTTTTTGATAGAGTCATTGGTGGAAATAATGAATTAGTTCCAGTTGAGGTATCATTTACAGTATTTGATGAGACATGTACTAATATTTTTATGATGGATGGTATTAACCAAATGAAAATATTTAAGTCAGAAAAACAGTATGTTCTACATTTGATTACTCCAGAAGAATTTCACTTAAAAACAAATGATATTAATAAAGTATTTAGCGGAACAAGTCATCATATTGCTGGTAAGATATATGAATCTGTAACTGATGTTTCTTCATTACTTCAAATTAATTCTATAGCTTCAACAAATGGAAAATATATTGTTCCAAATATACCTGCGTTAAACGCTATTAACAATGTTGTAAATACTGCTGTTTGTCCTCATCACACTGGATTTTATTTTTATCAAAGATTGTGGGATCAAGGTACATGTAGATTAGCTGCTCTTTATGATATGGATAAAGATTTTCATGTTAATCCGAACGGTGATAGATTTTCTATAAAAGATGTTAATATTAGTCTGCAAGATTTAGGAGCTGGAGAAGTTGTACAGCAAGGCGCAGCTTCTAATTTTGAATTACAAGAATATAAAATGCATCAAGCGGATAAACTTGCTAGTGGAGAATACGGATTTAAACTACATGAAGTTCAATTAGATGAAACTAAAATAAAGAAGAATGAAGCATTACCTAATAATTCTTCAGCTGTATCAGTTCGTCATAAATTATCTTCTAAATTATATGATGTATTAACTGAATCACGTGGACCGCATGGTGAACCAGTACAATACCAAGAAAAATCTTTATTTTCAGATGTTAATTCACCAAATAATCAAGCTGCGTATAATCAAAAAAGAAGAATATATAATAATACTATTTTGGTTAATGGTATGACACCTTCTCCATATTTAGGAGCAGGTAAAGCTACGTTATTAGAATTAGGTGAAAGTGAAGTATCATATTCTATTTCAGATGGATCTTATATCATAGCTGATATCAATCATATGTTTACGATTGGCGATGGAAACGTAACATATTTACAAAACATTAAACTATTAAGAGAGTACGCATAATGTATGACTTCGGTGAAGTAAAATCTATTAATGACCCAGAAAAACTTGGAAGAGTAAAGGTAAGTGTATATGGGTTTCATGACGATATACCACATTATCAATTAGGATGGTCAAATGTTATTATGCCTGCAAATACACCGGCAACACTTGGCCAAGGTCACTCGGTTAATTTAAAGGCAGAAGTATTATGGAAAACAGGAGATCTTCTACCTGAAGCAATAACAAAACCAGAAGAAATAATTCCTGGTCCAGCTGGACAATCTGAAATAATTCCAGCCAAAATAATTACTGATGTTGCACCTGATTATGGATTTGATGCAGGCTCAAGTGTTCCAAGAACTGGTGATGTAAGAGAGCAAGGCAGTTTAGTGTGTGGTATGTTTCTTGATGCAGCTCAGCAAGAATTTTTAGTTATAGGAACTTTACCTACAAAAACTGATGGAACACAAGATAACAATTTAAGAGCAAGAGGCGAAGTAGATCCACATAGAAATGAACAACGGGGTGTTTACGAACCAGTAAGTCCATACGCACCGAAATATCCATATAATCATGTTTATGAGACAGAGAGCGGGCATGTAAAAGAATATGACGATACTCCAAGTAATGAGCGTATAAAAGAAAGACATAAAAGTGGTACTCAATATGAAATAGGCCCAAATGGTGCAAAAATAGAAAAAATCATAAATGATAATTATCAGTTAGTGGCAGGTCATGATACACTTGAAGTAAAAGGTAATGTTAAAATTATTATAAGCGGTGATGCTAATATTGCAGTAGCAAAAAATTTAACTGCTCAAGTTGGTCAAGATATGACTACTATAGTAAATGGTAATGCATATACAACAGTTGACAAAAATGCAGACTTACTCGTTAAAGGTAATATGACTACGACTGTTAATGGTAATGCAGACTTACTTATTAAAGGTGATATAGATGGTGAGGTAAGAGGTAGTATATTATTTGATGTTGGTGAAGGTAAACCTGAACATGTAATTTATGACGATGCTGGTGTTGCAGTGCATCATCATGATTTAACTGGTTATACTAAACACCAAGCTATTACACAATGGTTTCCTCCAGTAAAGACAGATACATTTACATTAACTTATAGAAATATGAGAACAGTTAAAGAGATGTCAACAGAAGCACAAGCACCATATGCTGATGCTCTTACTAGCTTTGCAGATTATGATGCAAGTAAAGTAGCATTGGTTGATGGAAAATGGACATATCCTGATAAAACATCTTATATTGCCGAGTACGGAGTTATTGAATTACATACTGAAGGTAAATTACAAGCCATTATTGGTGGTGAAGCAGATATTACAGCAATGCAAAGTGCTAAAATAAATGTCTTAGACAATGCAGATATAGATGTCGGTGGTAACCTCGATGTGGATGTAGCGGGTAATATTACTTTTGATGCCACAAGTGATACGAGCACAATTGATATAACGAGTGTAGGTAATATGACATTAAAATCTCCTACTATAACATTAGACGGCGACGTGAATGTAACTGAAGTATTACAAACAAATACTGATGGTACTAACATTAACTTAAATACTCATGTTCATACACAACCTGATACTGGAATAGATGCTACATCACAAGGTAACACAAATGGTCCTCAAAATCCATAATAAATGTATAAATAAGATATATGGCACAGATAGCACGACAAGAAACGTATAAAGATTTAGATTTTTCTTTTAAGCAAAATCCTAATACAAATGACGTTGGAATAAAAAAGAATAATGCAGCAGTAATACAAAGTTGTCTTAATATACTTCGTACGAATCATGGTGAAAGACCATTCGATTATAACTTTGGTGCAAACCTACGAGCATATCTCTTTGAGAATATGAGTAATACCACAGCTGCTAATATGGCAACAAGTATAGAGGTTGCTTTAATAAATTATGAACCAAGAATACGTGTTCTTAACGTAAATATCCAAACAAAACCAGAAGATAACGAAGTATTTATAACAGTAACCGGTCAAGTTGTATCAAATAATGAAATAATTGATATATCTACCACAATAGAGAGATTACGATAATGGCAATCGAAAGAAGAATTAATGCAAGTCAATTAGACTTTGATCAGATAAAAACAAATCTAGTTACATATATGAAGGCAACTGATACAACCTTCAATGACTACAACTACGATGGCTCTGCAATGTCAACCATTATTGATGTATTAGCATATGTAACACATATCAACTCAATGAATGCTAACTTCGCTTTGAACGAAACATTCCTTGATACGGCTCAGCTACGAACTTCTATTGTATCTCATGCTAAGCTATTAGGTTATACTCCTAAATCTATTTCACCATCGAAGGCTTACATAAATGTAAGAATGAATTATGATACAACTGCTACACCACTATATAATCACGATGGTAGTAATACACCATTACCGTTAAGCATGACAAGAGGCACCGCATTTAAAACAACTGTTGATGGTGTTGATTATCCAATGTTTGCTTGTGAGACATCTACAATTGTATTTAATAACGGTTGGAACTTTTCGAATATAGCTATCGAGCAAGGTACACTTACATCAGTAGAATACACATATCAAAACAATACATTTGAACAATATATATTACCTCAAGCAAATGTAAACACAGATTCAATTAAAGTTACTGTTACTGATTCAGCCGCTACTGATGCTACAAAGACTTATACTTTAAATACGAATATGGTAAACTTAGATGGTACGAGCGAAGTATATTTCTTAGAAGAAACTCGTGACGGCTTTTATGAGGTTAAATTCGGTGATAATATTCTTGGTAAGAGACCAGGTAATGGTAATACAGTAACAATTGAATATTCTTATATCGCATCAGGTACAGATGTAAACGGTGCTACAGTATTTGAAATGACTGGGACATTAAATGGTAACACAGATGAGACAATCACACTTGTTACAAAGGCTGTAGGTGGTGCACCAAGAGAAACAAAAGAAGCAATTAAGTTTAATGCTCCGCTATCATTCGTAGCACAAAATCGTGCAGTCACACCTGATGACTATAAGTCAATCATTCAAAACGAATTTGGTGATGTAGATGCTGTATCTGTATGGGGCGGAGAATCACACGATGTTCCTGATTATGGTAAAGTATATATTAGTATTAAACCAAAATCATCAGATACATTAACCGAGGCACAGAAAGAAACAATTAAAACAAGTATTCTTAAACCTAAAAACGTTGTAAGTATTACTCCTGTTCTTATTGACCCTGCATTTATCTACATTGACTTAGAAATATTCTTTAAGTTTAATCCTAACTTAGCTACAGTAACTGCGGCCGGTCTATCAACATCTATAAGGAATACATTAGTGCAACACAATACAGACGTATTAAAAACATTTGGTGGAGTATTTAGATTATCGAATGTAGCAAAGAAGATTGATGATACAAACATATCTATTATATCAAACGTTACACGAGTGAAGATGACTCAAAAGATTACACCTACACTTGGTACTGCGAAGGCTTATTCATTAAAGTTTAATCAAGCATTAACTGATTTAGATGGTACGAGTTCTTCAACTGGTTCTTATGTAACATCAAATACATTTACATTTAATGGCACAGCTCAAGCAAAGCTAAAAGACTTTTATGATACAACTTCGGATACACGTATTATTCAAGTGGTTGACTCAGGAGGCTTAGTGTTAGATACGAATGCTGGATCAGTAAATGAAACTACCGGTACAATTACTCTTAACTCATTTAATCCAACTGCATTACCTACAGGGCAAACTACAATCGATGTCACGGTTAAACCAGCGAGTACTGATGTATCGCCTGCAAGAAATGTGTTATTAGATATTAATACTTCAACAGCTACTATTTCAGGTGAGATAGATACAATGGCTACTGGCGGTACAACTGCTGGTATTGATTACACTACAACGAGCAGTGGTTACTAATGTCAAATAGTCTTGGAAAATATAATATATCGTCATATATAGATGACTTAGTACCCGATCATGTCGAGTCTTCATATCCTGATCTGGTTAATTTTCTTAAGACGTATGCATTATATTTAGAACGTTCAAACGAATCAGGCTTTTATCTTAACTCATTAGATATTCAAAGAGATATTGATTATGTTGAGGAGAAACTATTAACTGAGCTGCAGAACGAAATTGGTATTGCTGTACCGCGAGACTTCGCTACAAATCCAAGAACATTCTATAAGCACTTAATCGAGTTCTATAGAAGTAGAGGTACACCTGAATCAATCACATCGTTCTTTCGTGTTATATACGATGACGAAGTAGAAACATATTTTCCATTCGTAGATATACTTAATCCATCTGATGGAAATTGGACTGATCAAGCGGCCGCTATTCAGGCTGATAGAACTGCATTTACACCTACGAATACAATTACAATATCTGGTACACCAACTGAAGTAACTGGAAATAATGATGCAGGTAATGCTATATTTTTAGATGATGATGTTGTATTTGTTAATAACTCATTTAAAACTCCAGGCACAGATTATACAGAGACTGTATATTCAGATACAACTACTAAATACAAATTAACATTTACAACTGCTTTAGCTAACGGTGATGTTGTAAGAACATATCCAAAGGGTTTGTTTACGAATAATGATGGATTCTTATCAGATAAAAAGTTTTTACAAGACTCTTATTACTATCAAAAGTTTTCATATGTATTAAGAACAGGTTCAAACATCGCAGATTGGAGTAATGCATTTACAAGATTGATCCATCCAGCTGGATTTAAGTTCTTTGGTGAGATTGCGATACTCATTAAAGTACTCGATCAAGGAAATACACAAGCACAGCTTGGTAATCAATTACCAGCTGGTGAAATTAACTTTAACATCGGTGCATTCCAAGTTGGACCAGTAAGTTTCAACTCGCACATATTAGAGAAATCGTATACTCACTTTACTAATGGAAGTTCAGAACTTAGTAAAATAGGTATGCAAAACCATTGGGAAAATATGAAGTTCCTATATTTAGGACCAAATTCAGATTTTGCTCACTGGACACTGGAAGATAGTATAAATAACAATATAACAACGCAATTCGGAATGGGTGGAGCTAGTTCACTCGTTATTTCATAAAACAAAGGAAAAGACATGGCAGCAATAATCACAAGTAAATTCAGACTGGATTCAACGAATAAGTTTGTAGAAAGTCTAAGTGATAATCAATTCTATATGGCCTTGGGACGGCCAAATGCATGGACAGATGATTCTGTTCCAGATACCCCATATGAAAATGACTACGCATCACATACTTTATGGGAAAACATGTTCGCCATGAAGAGAGTTGATGCTGGAGACATTGTTCATAGTGCACCAAGATATCTATGGGTATCTGGTACAACTTATATAGAATATGATGATCAAGATACAAACATAGAAAGCAAAAAATATTTCGTTATCTCAGCGAATAATAATGTTTATATGTGTTTAAAGGCAGGAGCAGGAGCTTCTACTACTAACCCTGACGACACAGGTGTTCAAACATCAGGTGTTATCAATCATAGTGGATCAGATGGTTATATATGGAAATACATGTATACAGTCCCAACAGCTGATGTAACTAAATTCTTAACGTCATCATTTATACCAGTAAGACGTATAGCAGAAGCACCAGCAGGTGGATCTGATACTGCATTGACGAATCAATGGTCAGTACAAGGTAATGCTGTTGATGGTGCAATCTATAATATGAAGATTACAAATGCAGGAACTGGATATACTTCAGCTCCTACAATAACAATCTCAGGTAACGGATCAAGTGCTACAGCTACAGCTACGGTATCTGGTGGAGCGATCACAGGTATTACAATGACTAACGTTGGTACAGGTTATCGTCACGCTACAGTTACTATAACTGGTGGTTCAGGTTCAAACGGTGCAGTAAGACCAGTGATTGGACCAATTGGTGGATTTGGCGCAGATCCTACTAATGATTTAAGAGCACACTATGTAACAGTCAATACTGTATTTACTGGTGATGAGTCTGGTACAATTCCAGATTCAAATGACTTTAGACAAATAGCAGTTGTTAAAAACCCTATTGAGAAAGCAAATGAGACCGCAGTGATCTCAGCTACTGGCTCAATGGTTGTAGGTAACTTTTATAAGATCTTAACGAAAGGTAATACTACAGATGCTAACTTCGCAACAGCAGGTTCAACGAGTGGTAATCCAGTTGTTGGTGAAATTTTTAAAGCAATCGCTACAACATTATCAGGTTCAAGTACAGGTACAATCGCTCAAGTTGCTGAAGCAGCAGCATACAATACATGTAAGAGTGTAACGATTCCTGCTTCATTAGCATCTACATAT